CCGCCTCAAACGAGGTAGAGTCTACTCGCTTTTTTGATGATGAAGAAACAGAGTGCCACATTTGTTGTAGCACTTTAGACGAAGATGGACTTTGTCCACAATACAAATGTTGGAGATAGATGAATTTATTCTACCTAGACGAAGATTTAGACAAGTGCGCTCAATATCATGTTGACAAGCACATAGTTAAGATGCCGTTAGAAGCAGCTCAGTTGCTTTGCACGGCAATATGGGTAGATGAAATGTTAGGTCATGTTCCTCGCGCACTTAATGCTGAAGAGCGAGAAGTGCTAAACAAAGAGAAAGCTGCTATTAAGCACTTACCCTTAGAGGAACGACCTCTAACTCCATACTTGCCAATGATGTATAACCACCCATGCACAATATGGACTAGACAATCATTGGATAATTTTGAGTGGGTTCATTGCTACGCAAATGCACTTAACGATGAATACCATTATCGATATGGCAAATTACACAAATCAGTGGTTGAAGTAATCAACAAACTGCCAGAACCGAAAAATATGCCCAGAAATGGACTCACTCCTTTTTTAATGGCTATGCCTGATGAACTCAAAGATGAAGATGATGTCATCGGTAGCTACAGGTTGTATTATCATACAGATAAAGCAACTTTTGCTAATTGGTCACACCGAGAACAACCTGACTGGTGGGACGAAGGCTTAGCATGGACAGATAGAAGAATAACAGCAGGGTAAGAAGTGAAACAACTTTGGAATGATTACATGATTAATACAGTAGTAATATATAGTAAAGAAAATTGTGGCTATTGCAAAATGGCAAAACAACTAGCAGAAAGTAAGAAATGCAATGTAGAATATAAAATGATGGGCACAGATTATACTGCTCAAGAATTTATGAAAGAGTTTCCTACAGCTAGGACTTTTCCACAAGTAATATACAATGGACAGAAAATCGGAGGCTATTCTAATTTAGTAGAAGTGCTGGAAGATGGAGTATAAGTTTAACGAAGATAAAGTACTAAACTTAGTAACAAATCATATAGTGCAAACTTATGATAAACACTACTCGCAGAATAAAATTCAAACAACAGAATTTGTTTTTGACTGCGGACATGGAGAAGGGTTTTGCATTGGTAATATAATAAAATATGCCCAGAGATATGGGAAAAAGAATGGAAAAAACCAAGATGACCTTTTAAAAATTATTCACTATGCTATTATTTTATTAGGTGAAAATATAGATGAAACAAAATCTCTACATGAGGTAGATAAGTGGCGATAAGAAGTAAATCACATGAGAACTTATCAGACACTAACATACAAAAAGTAGTTGGGTTATTAGGACAAGAAAAACCAATAACTAAGAGAGAAGCCTGTGATATTTTGAATATTAGGTATAACACGACCAGACTTCAAAAAATCATAGATGATTGGAGAGATACTCAAGAATTTCGTGCTATAAGGAAAGCACAAAATAAAGGTAAAGGTGCAACTGAAGATGAACTACGAATGGTAGTTCAATCTTACATAGAGGGCGATAATATATCAACTATTGCTGATAGAATATATCGTTCAGCTGCCTTTGTCAAAGCAATTATAGAAAGACTTGGAGTGCCTCAAAAATTAGCAGAATCAGACTGGGCAGGCATGAGAAATGCCATGCTACCTGAACAATGTGTAGCCGAAGAGTTTGAATACAATGAAAAAGTATGGTATCCTAGACATAATAAATTTGCGATAATTAAAGATGAAATTACGCAAAAGTATCAGTCAGAAAGAGGGGGATATGCTTGTTATGGGAACATAACGCAGTGTGTAAATTATGAAGATAAGTATGGAGCTAAATGCTATAAAGTATTTATACTAGAGCCATGCGATACTTCTAAAACATTTTTTCCTTGGCTTGATGGTTCGAGAACAGGATATTGGGGCAGCGCCCTAGCTTATGAAGTTGGAAGTCTACGACATTTACAAAAATACTTATAAGGAAATGAAAAATCATGTGGGACTTAATCTTAGTAGCATACTTTTCGGGAGTAGTAGTTGCAATGGCGACATTATATTATCCTAGTTATAAAGTAATAAAAGCTACAACACCTAATAATATATTAGTGCAAAAACCGATACTTAGCACTCTTGTAGTGCTACTTATTTTTTGTGTTGCATTCCCTTTTGTTGTGTATTCTTTTTTATTTGAAGAAGATAAATTTATAAAAGGATTTGCACGAGGAGTCACAGGAAAAGATGAAATTTGAAAAAGACAGTACAGCTTATACTACCTATGTAGATGGGGATAGGAGAGCTGATGTGATAAAGATTGATAACAATTGGGGTTGTCGACTTTATAAAAATGGAGAATTGCTTAAAACTGAATTTTATAGAGGACATGGAGAAATGTACGCAGAAAATGCTGCAGAGAATTTTGTTTTAGGTATTAAAAAAGTATGACAGAATTTGCATACACAACTGACGCATGGGGTAGAAGATACCATGTTAGTCAGTATAAATTAGAAGAACACAAGCATAGAGGTTGGTTTTGGGAACATAAAACAAAGATGTTTTGGAGATGGAACGATATGATTGACTATTATAGGAGAGAAAATAAGAATGATTGATTTAATTTGTATAATTCTAATATTTGCTCTTATGATAGGAGGAATATTACCAGACCCAGACCCCTCTGATTTTATAAGGGATTAATATGAATTACTTACTAGAAGCATTATGTAAAAAATTAGAAGGCGAAATTGAAGTAGCCAAAGCGAATGTAAAAGTATATCAGATAAACTCTGCGGGTATAGGAGAACACCCTGACATTGTTGAGGCTATTGAAACTCAAATAGAGAAGATAGCAACAGCAGAAGATAAGTTAGCGGCAATCCACAACCATTTTGGTTATGGATACAAAAATAGTTCTTGACATCGCACTTATATTTTAGTATAATATATTTATGAGTGATAGATTTTACACGCAAATGAAAGACGCAACAGGTTGGTGCCCTGGCTACAGAAATACCATATCAGTTGCAGAATATGAAAATAAATTTGGAAAATTAAGGAGAAATAGAAAAATGGCTTGGACTGATGAGAAAAAGCAAGAAGCAGTAGATATGTATACTGCTGAGGAACCAACTCCAGAAAATAGTATGGAGATTGTGAAGGATATCGCTGAACAGCTAGAAGAATCACCTAATGGTGTTAGAATGATTCTTACAAAGGCAGGTGTATATGTGAGGAAAACTCCAGCACCTAGAAGTTCTAATGGCTCGGGAGGCGGTGGTAGAGTAAGTGTTGCTGATGCCCAATCTTCTTTAACAAGTGCTTTGAGTGATGCAGGTCAAGAAGTTGACCCTGCTATTATATCGAAGTTGACTGGTAAAGCAGCAAATTACTTTGCACAAATAGTAAATAACCTAAACAATTAGTTTAGTTTTGTTTCGCTAGGGTAGTTATACTGCCCTAGTTTTTTGCATCTACAAGTTATAACCATTAAGTTTACGATTCAAATTATCGTTTGTTAGATAAACTTGGAGGGATTATGACAAAAGATGATTTTAAAAGAAAAATAGATGATGCTGGCGATGCAGTCATCACTTATAAGAGTAAGAACTCGCGAAGATCAAAATACAATATTTGCACTCGTGATTTTACAACTCCGTATATCGCTAATAAAAGAAATAGAGCTAAAGAAGCTCACGATACAGTCTTACTATTTTGTTGGGATACTGACTCATATCGCTTATTAATGCCTAGGAACATCATTAGTATTGTTCCTCTTAATAGGATAATTAAAAATGATTGATTTAGTAAACACCCCAGCAATATATGAAAGAGTAGTTCAAGAGACCGACACCAAACAAATTAGATTAGTAATTAATACATTTAGAGGTGTTGAGTATATTTCATTACGAAAGTATTATTTAGATTTTGATGAAGAATGGTTGCCTTCAAAGGAAGGTATTACTATGCCTATAGATATTGATAATGTTAGAGAATTATTTGTAGGACTGGTCGAAGTCTTGTCACTAGCTGAAAGCAAAACTATTTTAGAGGAAGAATTTAAAGAAATTTTAGATAAAATTTACCTAAACTAAAAATAGTTCTTGACAGAACCTTAAAAACTTGTTATAATATATATTATGATTATAAAAGGAAGTATGAATTACGACTATAATGGTCGAAAAATCAAAAGGAAAAGAAGCAAAACGCGTTCGTCTAGTCGGCTCAGGACATCACCCTTTCAAGGTGGAAACACGGGTTCAAAGCCCGTACGCGTTACCAAGAAGGGGGCTGTAGCTCAGCAGGGAGAGCGTCGCACTTGCACTGCGAAGGTCGCAGATTCGATTTCTGTCAGCTCCACCAGTTCAGGTAAAGGAACTTTGCCTGATAATTCTTGGAAAGTAGAAATAAGTAAACAATACACAATTGCTCCTGCATATAACAAAGGAGCATATCAAGTAATTCCACGAAAAGAAGTGAAGGATATAGGAAAATAATATGGCACAACCACAACAACAACAAACTCTTCCCGACAAAAAGGAATTGGAAGAAAAAATAAAACAACAACAAGACCCAAGACACAATCAAGAATGAAACCAGTATTAAATAGAACAGAATCTAATGAAGCAAATACTATAAAACTGGCACGACCTGATTGGATAGACCAAGAACTAAGACCTATGAAATATCAAGGACAAGTAGTGCCTGGATACATGATTGCCGAAGATGGCTTAGTAATAAGTTTTAAAAGATATAAAGAGGGTAAGCCTCTAGAGTGGGTTGGAGCTGGAAATAAGGGTCTTAAATATCCCTCAGTCAGTATACAAGTTCCAGTCGATAATTTAAGACAAACAGAAGGTAGTGAGGTTAATGGCTACAACAATGCATATAGAAAAGGAAAGGTACATCAACTAGTGGCAGATACATGGGGCGATAAAATGCTAGATGAGCATGCATGCCCATTTGAACTAAAACCTTATTGGGACGACTTTCCTGAAGAAGTAAAAGAAAGACTTCAGGTATATTTTAATGTAGACCATATTGATGATGATAAATTAAATCCTCATATAGATAATTTAAGATATGTTTCACCAAGAACAAATCACCCTGGCAACAAAAAGCACGAAAAAAATAGTTCTTGACACAAGGTCAATTTTTTAGTATAATATATAAATGTTAGAAAATCTTATAAAGCGAGCCGCAATGGCGTATTATAACGGGAAGCCCATCATGTCAGATGAGGTCTTCGACCATCTAGCAAAAATAGTCAATGATGATAACATTGGTTACAAAAATCGTTCAGAAAGACGATACAAACATCTGTTTCCTTTGTTCTCCCTCCAAAAAGTGATACAGAATGTAGACACTCCTCCGAACTGGGGGAGTGTTGATTATTGCATGACTCCTAAATTAGATGGAGCTGCAATAAGTGTTTTATATGCTGGAGGAGAATGTGAAAAAGTTTTAACAAGAGGCGACGGTATAGAGGGAATTGATATTACTCATTTAGTAAAAGGTATATTAGTTCCACACCTAATACCAAGAAAAGATGTGATACAAATTAGTGGCGAAGTAGTAGCCCCTAAACACATTCCTAATGCACGAAACTATGCCGCAGGAGCATTGAATTTAAAAGACAAAGAGGAGTTTAAACTCAGAGAGTTAGACTTTATTGCTCATGGAGTGTCTCCATACTTAACAGATAATTATCTTGAAGATATGAGAGCAGTATCAGATATGGGCATTGAAACTTGTATAGATAGTGACTATGATATGTTCCCGAAAGACGGGTCTGTCTTTCGGATAATTCCAAACGAAGAGTTCGATAACTTAGGGTATACTAGCCATCACCCTAGAGGTGCTTACGCCATGAAAGTTCAAGAAAAAGGAGTGGTTACCACCCTTCTTGATGTTAAATGGCAAGTAGGTAAGTCAGGCGCAGTATCTCCAGTAGCAATACTAGAACCCGTAGATATCGAAGGAGCTACAGTATCAAGAGCAACTTTACATAACAAGTCAATAATAGAAGCACTCGATTTAAAGATTGGGTGTAAAGTAGAAGTTATAAGAGCAGGAAAAATAATACCTCAAGTAGTCAGGAAAGTAGAGGAGTGAAAATAAAAATAGGTAAATGGAAAGTCGATTGGAGACAACCCGACGAAAGGTCTATGATGATACATAAAGAAACCTCGTTTTCAATATTATCAGGACTATTAACCCAAGCTCCTATTTTATTCTTTACAACTTGGTTCATGCTTGATGTTTTAGAAATAACAAGTTCTTTTACAGTAACTTCTGCTAATATCTTTATAGTAAGCATTTTGTCATATATTCGAGTATTCTATACTCGTAAGTACTTTTCAAAAAGGTATGACGATTAATGGCAGGTGGTGTTTACAATCAAACTTACTTCAATAATCACCCTCACGAATGTGATAGAGAAGGAGTATTATATGGAGTAATCTTAGTAAATCAACGAACATACGAAAGAGAATGTATTAAAGTAGGGATAGCTAGTGGAAAGGACTGGCGTCATGTAATTAAACGAAGTAGAGGTTTCAAAGGGTACGATTTACGCATACAGCGGACTTATCATGATACCATTTACAACTGCTGGAAATACGAGCAGGAATTACACAAAAAGTTTGCACATGACAAATATAGTCCTGAACAGAAATTTGGAGGGCATACAGAGTGTTTCAAAATTTCGTCCCTTATTTTATCCCACTTTCCAAAAAATAATTCTTGACAAATGGTTATTCGTTTGATATAATAATATTATAAAAATGAAAGAGAGATAGAAATTGCAAGAAATAATTATACCTACACATTGTCCTTACTGTCAAACAGTATTGGACATAGTGAAAGACCAATTATTTTGTCGCAATGCCTCTTGCCCGGCTAGGTCTTCCAAAAGAGTAGAGCATTTTGCTAAGACTCTAAAGATAAAAGGACTCGGCCCTGCCTCTATTGAGAAGTTAGGATTAGAGGACATTTGGGATATTTATACTTTAACACAAGAAGAAATATCCCAATTACTTAATTCGGAAAGGCTTGGAGAGAAGTTGTTTGCTGAAATAGAAAAATCTAAATCAGCAGACCTAACTACACTCCTTCCAGCTTTTTCGATACCGCTGATAGGCTCAAGCGCATCTAATAAATTGACCAAACAGGTCTCGAGTATTTCAGAGATAACCTACACAAAGTGTATAGATAGTGGTCTTGGACCTAAAGCGGCGTCGAACCTAACTAACTTCCTAGAAGAAGAGTTCTATCCAATGGAATATAATGAACTTCCATTCTCATTTACTTGTGAGATACCTAAAGTCACCCACAGAATTAAAGGTGTGGTTTGTATAACAGGTAAACTTAAAAGCTATCCTACTAAGGCAGCAGCTGAAAAAGTTTTACAAAAGTATGGTTTTGAGACAAAGGCTAATCTCACAAAACAAGTAACGATTCTATTAAACGAAAGTGGTATAGAATCAGCAAAAACTAATAAAGCCCAAGAAATGGGTATAACAATATATAACAATATAAAAACTTTATTAAGGGAAAATTAAAATGGCATTACCAAAATGGACAGATGAAAGAACACAGCAACTAGTGGACTTCATCGGTGATTCAAGTCCTGTTTCACAGGCAATGGTTGCAGATGCTGCAGAAGAATTAGAAACTTCAACAAGAAGTGTCTCTTCTAAGCTAAGAAAGATGGGTTTTGATGTTGAATTAGCTTCAGCTTCCGCTTCTAAGTCTTTTTCAGACGAACAAGAAGCAACCCTTCAAAACTTTGTAGTAGACAATAGTGGTGTTTACACATATGCAGAAATCGCTCAAAACTTTGAGGGTGGAAACTTTTCTGCTAAGTCTATTCAAGGAAAAATTCTTTCTATGGAATTAACTGAGCATGTTAAACCAGCTCCTAAGCCAGAAAGTGTTAGAACTTACACTCCTGAAGAAGAGCAACAGTTTATATCTATGGTTAACGATGGCGCTTTCGTAGAAGCTATCGCTGACTCTCTAGGTAAAAGTGTTAACTCTATCAGAGGTAAAGCTCTTTCATTACTTAGAAGTGGTGACATTCCTGCTATTCCTAAGCAAGAACACACAAAAGGTTCAAGCAAAGCTGATGTCTTAGCTGACCTTGATATTTCTGACATGACTGTACAAGAAATTGCTGATAATATCGGTAAAACTGTAAGAGGTGTTAAAACAATGTTGACCAGAAGAGGTCTACAATGTGCTGATTACAATGGTGCAGCTAGAAAGGAAATAGGCTAACTAGCAATATTTAGCGGGGGAGTGCAACACTCCCCTTTTTTTGAGAGAGATATATGAATATTGCGAGTGCTTTACTTAAACAACTTATAGTTTACAAAGATTTAGATACTTGGTCACAGTTGAAAGAAGTTTATCTTCCAACAGAGTACCGAGGGATATTTAACATCTTGGAAAAGCACATAGACCAATATCAATCTCTCCCAACTTTTGAAGAACTAACATTTGAAGTTCGAGACAAAAGTGTACAAGAAAAACTCTCAGCAATTGAAACGATCGAAGTAGATGTCGAACCACATTTACTATTAGACTATTTAAAAAATGAATATACACAAGTAGAAATACTAGATAGTCTTGATAAGTATGTTGATAAAACAGTTACGATGGCAACTGCTGAAGAAAATATAGAACAACTACAAGAAATAGTTCTAGATGTAAGTGATAAAGTAGATGTAACACCACCTTCAGAGAGTATGCAAACGATTACTCTTTTTGAAGATGATGAACAACGAGCAAAGTATTTACCTCTAGGACTCAACACAGAATATGACGCAACTGTCAAATTCTCACCTAAAGATTTAGTGCTTGTGGGCGGCAGACGAGGTTCAGGTAAATCCCTAACATCTTGTAACCTAGCTGTTAATGTATATGATTCTGGAAGAAGTGCATTATATTTTACAATAGAAATGGACAGTCGTTCTATGCTTCAAAGAATGTGTGCCATCTCTACAAGAGTTCCTTTTACTAATATTCGTGATAAAAACATGAATACAGAAGAATGGAATCTTGTAGCAGGTTGGTGGGCAGGAAGATTTGAAGGTGGACACGAATTACTAAAAGAATACGAAGTTAATAGAGATTTTGACGAGTTTCATAGAAAACTTGTCAAAAGAGAACTGAATAAGGATAAACAAATTGATGTCGTGTATGACTCAGCTCTCACTCTCTCAAAAATTCAAAGCGAACTCGATAAGAGAGTTAGTCGTACTGATATCGGCATAGTCATTGTAGACTATGTTAACCAAGTTCGCCGCCACAATGCGCCAGGAAGAAATAGTCAATATGACTGGCAAGAACAAATAGAAATAAGTAAAAAATTAAAGTCTTTTGCACAGGACTATGAAACACTAGTATTTGCTCCGTATCAGACGGATAACACAGGAGAAGCTAGATTTGCAAAAGGTATATTAGATGCAGCAGATGCTGCTTACTCACTTGAAACATGGGAGCCAGGAGATAACTGTATGACTTTTAATTGTACTAAGATGAGAAACAATGAAGTCAAAGGGTTTACAAGTGAGATGGATTGGAAATCATTAAAGATTGGTCCAAACTCAGCTATTACTCCAGCTGAAAAAGAAAAAATGAGAAAAGAAATGTCGATTGGCTCCGAAGATGAAGATTCACAGGATATTATATGATACTATACACAGAAAAACAATTAGAAGAAGCATGGATATTACATTGCTCAGATATAATCTTATACAATTCAAATTCAAAGTTTAAATTAGAAGTACCTAGTTTAGAACAATTTAGACCAGTATATGAAGAAGCATTGGAGGAAATTTATCATGGCGAGCGATAGACTAAGTAAAGAGGCGGCTGAGCTAGTAGCAATTCCACCTTTTGAAGAACAATGGACAGACACAGATTTTTTATTGGCACAACCAAAAGTAAAAGAAAATATACAGAATGTGCCTGTAAATCAACCACTAATGGAAAGTATTTTAGAAAATGATATGTTAAATCCACTATTAGTAATGAATAACTATTGGCCTATAGCGGGGTCTCAACGACTTCGTGCAGTATACGAAATTAACAAAACAAAGAGAATATCTTGGGAAGTTAAAATACACAGATTTGAAGAAGATTGGTGGAATATGTACTACCTATGGCCTGAGAAAGAATTTGTAAACAAGGCGGTAGCAGTTTGGTTTCAGATGGTAGAGCTTGCATGGAAAAGTAAATATTATACAAGAGAAACAGATGGCAAAACAAAAATGACAGAATTTGAAGAATTAGGAGATAAATTACAGGGGTGGAAACATAAACAATTATGAACAAATGACAGAAAAGATTAAAGTAGATAAAGAAGTTCGAGTTATGTCAAAAGAGTGGCGAGGAACACTTGAAGAACTAATGGAACTCTATGGAAAGCTAAACAAAGCTATGAAAGAGAATAAAGGTATTGGCATATCTGCAATACAGATTGGCATACCTGTAAGAGTATTTCTTGCAGGAGACCCGCCCGAACTTTTTATTAATCCAAAAATAATACAACGCAGTTCTTACATGAAGAATGGGTGGGAAGGGTGTTTGAGTTGCCCAGGTGCCCATGTAAAAGTAAAGCGCTCACATAGTATAACCATATCATATCAAACGACAATAGATACATCAGGTGACCTAGCAGTAATAAAACGAAAGTTCACAGGCTACGACGCAAGAGTTATACAACATGAATTCGATCACCTGAATGGAATATTAATTAAAGACAGAGGAAAAGTATATCAAGAATGACAACATTAGTAGCACAAGGAAAAAAATATAGAATATTTCATGAAAAAATATTAGGGATAATCCCTTACTATATATTAGAAGATAGTAGTAAAGCAGTACAAAAGCAAGGTACTTGGATAGGTGTAGAATTTCATGAGTATTATTTTAAATCGCTAAAAGAGATAAAGGAGATAGCAGAAAAATTATGACAGTAGAAGAATTATTAATAGAAGAAAAAATAAAATTTAAACAGTCTCCCGCAGACTTTGTAGTTCATTGTCTAAACCCAGAGCATGACGACACTAATCCAAGTATGAGAATAGACAAAATTACAGGAATATATAATTGTTTTTCTTGCGGGTTCAAAGGAAACATATTTAAATTATTTGATAAACCAAGTAATTATTTAGACATAAAAAGAGAAAAAGTAAGACAAAGAATAGAAGAAAAAAGGTCAGCTACAGTAGGACTTAAAATGCCTACAGATATAATGCCGTATGTTGGGAATGAGAGAGGAATCAAACCTGATACATATAAAAAGTTTGAGGCATTTATGTCAAGTAGAAGTCCTTTTAATGACAGAATTGTGTTCCCGATAAGGGACATTACAGGTAGAATCGTTGCCTTTCAAGGTAGACTTCGAATGAACTCACATATTAAAGATCAACCGAAGTATATCTTTTATCCTCCTAAAGCGATTTTGCCCTTATATCCCACCAGAGTAACTCCTATTAAGAGTAGAGTTATTTTGGTGGAGGGCATTTATGATGTAGTAAATCTACACGACAAAGGCCTAACAAACTCCTTATGTATGTTTGGAGTAAACAACATGAACGAACAAAAACTTCAACTCCTAAAAATGACTGGAGTTGACCAAGTAGATATAATATTAGACCCAGATGAGGCAGGTCAAAAAGCAGCCGAAAAGACACAAGAACTATGTGAGAATGTAGGACTAAAACATTATAATATTAGATTACCTGCTGAGTATGGTGACCCAGGTGACTTGACAGAAAGTATGGTAATAAAATTAAAAGAAAAGTTATATGGCTAATGATAAACAATGGCAGGATATTTCTGACGAGTGGGTAAAAACTATGACGGAATCAAAAGAGAACAAAGAACTCTATCAGGAATATATCCGTAAAACTGATTACCCGCTTTCATATCGGGAGTGGTTAAAACAAAGAAAAAATAATTCTTGACAAAAGGTCAAAAATAGAGTATAATATATATTATGAGAATAGCATTAATAGAAAGTAAACCAAGCAGAAATAAATTTTTTGAGTTGTTTCAAAACAAATTCAACTTTGAATCATTTGTTCTCTGCTCCAATCCACAAGTAAAAAAAGTATTAAAACGAGATGTGGATATTCAATTTAACCCAGATGATTATGACTGGGTAATATTGGTTGGTTCTGAGCCACTAAAGTACTATACAAAAGCTACTTCCATCACTGAGTATAGTGGTAGAATAGTTGAAGACAAGTTTTTACCTGTAATCAACCCTGCTATGTTAGCATTTAAACCTGAAGCCAAGAAAACTTGGGAAGAGTCAAGAGATAACATAGTAAAATATATTCATGGAGAGCTGAAACAAGAAACACTATCAAAAGACGAAATATTCGGTATCACAGACAGTAAAGATTTATATGTATTCTTAGATGATGCATTGAATCACGATAATGATTTTATCGCACTTGACTCCGAAACAACTAGTCTTTATCCTCGTGATGGACATATGATAGGTATAAGTTTATCCTATAAAAAGAATCATGGAGCATATATTAGTACAGATTGCATAGACGAGAAAGCAGAAAAATTACTTCAACAATTATTTGATAAAAAGAAAGTTGTATTTCACAATAGTAAGTTTGATATTGCTTTCTTCAAGTTTCATTTTGGATTTAACTTTCCAAGATTTGAAGACACTATGTTAATGCATTACACATTAAACGAACAGCCAGGAACTCATGGTTTAAAACAATTAGCCTTAAAGTTCACTCCTTTTGGAGATTATGAAAAACCAATGTATGATTGGATTGAGGATTTTCGTAAGCGTAATGGTTTACTAAAAGATGATTTCTCATGGGATATGATTCCTTTTGATATAATGAAAGACTACGCTGCTTATGATGCAGTTTGTACTTTCTTAATATATCAAGAGTTTTTACCTTATATGCAGAAAAACAAAAAGTTAGGAAATGTATATTATAACATACTACTTCCTGCGACTGAGTTTCTTCTTGATGTAGAGAGTAATGGTGTACCTTTTGATAAGGACAGACTAATGAAATCAACGGTGCTGATGCAGGAAGAAATAGATAAAGCAGTAGCAGACCTCTATAACTATAAAGAAGTAGAAATGTTTGAAAAACAACAAGGTAAAGACTTTAATCCGAATAGCACAGTACAACTTCGTAGCTTACTTTTTGATTTTATTGGATTAAAACCAACAGGTAAGAAAACAGGAACAGGTGCAGACTCAACTGATGCAGAAGTGTTAGGTAAGTTAGCAGAAGAACATGCTGTTCCCCAACTCATTTTAGACATACGACAGAAAGTAAAAATTAAAAATACTTATTTAGATAAGATATTACCTGCACTTGATCGTGATGAAAGACTCCGTACTGGTTTCAATCTACATGGTACTACATCAGGTAGACTTTCCTCTAGTGGTAAAATGAATATGCAACAGATACCTCGTGACAATCCTATTGTTAAAGGGTGTATTCGTGCCAAAGAAGGCAAGAAAATAGTTC